CGTAAGATGGTCCATTCTCCCGTATCTAAGTCCTTCTGTCAGGGTGTCCTTCTTATCAAGAAGGGGATGCCTCGTCCCGGTGAGTCGGCTCTTCGAGCAGCGATTCAGAAGACAAAAGAAATCCTTACTACACCACATCCCTGTCCTCCCTCCTCCTTCTTATCTCGTGATCAGTTACTGATACAACTTCGCCGCACTGTCAAAGAAGTGTTAGGCAAGGCTCAAATGACCGAGAACGACCTCTATCATCCTTACGCTCCCTCTATTCGTGCCAATGTGACCGATTCTCGCTCTGAGTTCGGTACACTTGGTACTTTAGTTGAAGCTGGTTTACTCGAGCAACCTGTATTGCCCCTTCCATCTTATGATGTGTTAGCGGTTAAAGGTGTTACTCCTGACCAGTATGCGAAGTTCTGTGATATGGCGGTCCAAGAAGTGAAAAGGAGACAGTTCAGTGATGCTGCTCAAGATGTGTATGAGGTAGATGAATTTGGTGTAGTTTCGTTGGATCCAGTGCGTAAGGAATTAAACCCAGACTTTAAGTCCCGGGTTTCGAATCGGTACAAGGAGTTGTATCGAGACGCACTGGAGTTGGCAATGGAGGAGAAGCCAGATGTGAAGTTGGTTGCGTTACCTGAGTCTCTCAAGGTCCGCGTCATCTCTAAGGGTCCTGCCCTCACATACTTCGTCCTAAAACCTGTCCAGAAGTTTATCCATAACCGTTTGAGACGGTTCAAGATGTTCCAGTACACGGGAAAACCTGTGACTGCGGAAGATTTGACTATGTTACTCTTCCCCCGGCCCTTTACTGAGGCGCAGTCTCTCGATCCTATGTTCGGTCTCTTGTTCCATTCCCTCGACTATGAGTCCGCCACGGATCTCTTTGATCCGGAGGTGTCACGGTGTCTTGTTGATGCTATCTGTGACTGTGTTTTCAAAAACCTTCCTTACTACTTGGGTTGTACCCTTCGAGAACTCTTCCATGTGGCCCTCACGGGTCACAACGTTGAGGGTTCTCCCCAAGTCTGGGGCCAGCTCATGGGCTCCATCGTCTCTTTTGTTGTTCTGTGCCTCGCAAACGCCACAGTTATCCGGTCATCTTATGAGATATCGGAAGGTTGTGTCGTTCCTCTTGATCATTTCCCTGCCACCGCCAATGGTGATGATGGTTTGGTTCTGGCCTCCCCACGCTTTTCTGAGGTGTGGGAGTCGGTTTCTGCCTCTGCTGGTCTAAAACCCAGTCTCGGAGAGACGTATTCACATGCGTCATACGCCAATATCAATTCCACAGGTTTCTCGTGGAACCCCTCTTC